TCTTATTCAAGACGAAGAGCTAAAAATTGTGGAACCAGCTCAGGCGTTGCCTCCCTCTTATGATCTCATAACTAGTCTTGCTGAGACAAAGGAGTTTTCTTCCTATCACGAAGAAAAAGTTCCTGGTCTTCAGTATATAGGAGCCCTGCCACACCCAGCATCCTCCTTTTTTAAGTCCTCCTTGGTTCCTAGCTCTGTGGCTCATCTTCATCCTGAGAGTATGAAGTACGCGCCAGCAATCTTGTCCACTCCTAAGGTTTCCGGCGCGGACCTGTGTGCTTTAGGTCTTGCGCGAACTTCTTTTTATCCCGGAGGTATGACCGTAAAAGATTACGATGAGGCAAATCTGTACCTCATGAGTATTATTAAGGCAAATCCTCCTTCATCCGCTATTCGTCAGATGATTAGCAGAATTGATGCAATAAATGGATGTTACATTGACCACGGTAGGACGTTATGGTCTGGACCTATCGATAGGTCAGCTGCCTCAGGTCTCTCTGGAGGTGCTACTCAGGCTTCTTTTCTGAGGTTTGATGCGATTCATTCCAGATATGACATTGATACTTCTAGTCCGCACGGAGAACTCGCCTTCAAGATGTTGGAATCTACCTTAGCGGACCTTTCCTCCGGAAAACCCGTTTGGTTGTTCTTGAAAACCTGTTTGAAAGACGAGGCTTTGAAGATAGTCCGAGTAAAGGCTTGGCTCAGAGGCATTTTTCCTGATTATGAGCTCCCTAAAGGTGGGAAAACCAGGATTATCACAGTCATGGCGTTTGTTTTGAACATAGCACTGAAGATGATCTTTTCTCCGTTTTTTACTTATTTGAAGAGCTTAGGAACAAAAGTGAATCTAGCTTCTGGGATGAACGTTTATAGCGTTGAGTTCAAAGAACTCACCACAAAGTGGGACTCAGTGGCCCCCCATCCTACTATTCCCAACAGGTTCTGCGGGGACGTTAGCGATCAAGAATCTCATTGTTCTAAGAATACAGTAGCTGGTCTTGCTGATCTCTGTAACTCGTTCTACAGGTATCAGGCTACCGCTTTGAAGTCTTCACTCGTTTCACATCGTGAAACTTTGCCTCTTTCGCCAGTTAACCGTGACCAACATACTGTCTCAGAGTTGGAAATGTTCCAAACTCAGAGAGTGGCAGCCTCTTCCTCCCTCCTTCCATCCCTAAATACCGTTTCTCGAGACGTCTTTATTGCCGACTCGCGCAACCAGTCCGGTGTTTATCCAACTTCTATAGTTGCCTATTATATGTCCTTTGTGATGGACTTTACCACTACCCTTTACACCTTAAGGCTCGCAGCAATACATCTCGACAGATTAGATTTGCGTTCAAGAACCGCACTTCGGAATCTCGATGGTACTATGGCCCAGGTGTATACCCTTATAAAAGACAATATCGCCGTCATAGCTCATGGAGACGATATTTGTTCTGCCTATTCCCCCGGTTTCATCCGCGTTCTAGCAAACCTGTACATGGTTCTCTTAGAACTCCCTCCTGATGAAGCTAAACATTTTGCACCTGTCATTCCCCTTCCCTCAGCAAGCGTTGGAGATTTGGCAGCCGCCCTTATAACCACCTGTTGTAAATATTCAACGGGGTTCGATATAGTCGACCCCATTACGGGTGGTTTACCTACCTTCGTCACCGAAGAAAACTCTACATTCCTCGCAAACTCAGTTCGGAAAGATCCTGAGTTGACAAGTCTCCTGAAGAAACATTATAATATTTCAATTACCAAGTTTGCTTCAATTCAAGAGTCCTCATGTCATAAATGTATTGGATGGATAAGGGCCAATAATGACACTGACCACGACGCCGCGCTTCACCAAAATATGAACACGGTGCTCGAGCTCACCTTTACTCAAGGTCGTGACGCCTTTGAGAAAAGACGCGCTGAGTTTCTGTCTCATCTCTCCGCAATGTCCTTAACCATGACATTAGTTTCTTTTGAAACATGCCTTCAACGCTTTGCTGACCATTCTTATGAACTGGGTTCCGAGAAAAATTTCTTCTCACCCTAATTCCGTTGGTAACGCGGATGTAGTACTGTTCATGCTCCATTCGAATTGAATTTCATAATTATCACATCATTTTATCCGCAGC